TCAACACTTTTTTAAAGAAGGTGCTAAAGTAATACCAGGAAATATTGGTTATACTCAACTTTATAGATGCGTACAGTTAAATAATACATTTCAAGGAGTACCAGTTGCTGCATATGTTGATCAATTAGTTGGCACTAAAATTACAGGACAGCAATCAGGTGTTAGGGCAGTTGTTGATAAAGTTTTACTAGCTGAAGATTCTGAAAGAGGAAATATTACATTATATGTAAACTATTTAAATTCAAATACTACAAATAATTCTACTGAAACATTTAATGATGGTGAAGAATTAACTTGTGATACTACCGTTACTTCTGGATTACTTGGAAATAGTTCAATAGCAGCAGGAGATTCTATTGCGGTAACCTTTGCAACTAATGCTTCTGCAACAGGTTCTGCATTCCAAATTCAAGATGGTGTGTATTTTATTCGTGGAAATTTTGTTAATGTAGCAACTGAGACTCTTATCCTTGATCAGTATGGCGAAAAACCATCATATAGAGTAGGTTTATTTGTAAATGAGGAAATAATCAATGCAGACCAAGACGAAAGTTTAAATGATAATTCTCAAGGATATAATAATTTTTCTGCTCCAGGTGCAGATAGACTTAAAATTACTACAAATCTTTTCAAAAAATCTTTAACTGATTTTGATGATAATAGTTTTGTTGAACTTGCAACTATTGAAGATGGAAATTTACGTTCTTTAAAAAGAAATACTGATTATGCGATTGTCTCTGATGAGATGGCTCGTAGAACATATGATGAATCTGGAGATTATTATGTAAAACCATTTGATGTTACTGCTATAAACTCTCTTAATGACAATAAAGGAAATAGAGGATTATTTCAAGCAGGTCAATTTACGTATGGAGGAGAAACACCATCAGACGATTTAGCACTTTATAAGTTATCTCCAGGTAAAGCGTATGTTAAGGGGTATGAGATAGAGACTATTGCTCCTACTTTCCTTGATGTAGAAAAACCAAGAACTACTAATACTGTTAAAGATAATTCTATTCAGTACAATACTGGTCCTACTTTAAAATTAAATACCGCATTTGGTAATCCTACTGTTGGAATTGGAAATACTTATATTGTAAGTTTAAGAAGTCTCAGACAAGGTTCCACTCAAACACAAGCCGTGGGTGATGAAGTTGGTCTTGCTAGGGTTTATGATTATAGATTAGAATCAGGTTCTTATGATGCTTCTAATGCAAATGTTAATGAATGGGATCTTGCTTTATATGATGTACAGTTAGTTACTAATCTAACAGTAAATGTTGCACAAACTCTTACTGTTCCTACTTATATTAAAGGACAAAGTAGTGGTGCAACAGGATTCCTTAAAGATGCTGTAACTTCTGGAGTAGGTGTAACTGTCTATGAAACTAATGGAAGTTTTATTCCCAATGAGAAACTAAATTTCTTAGGATCTCGTGGTGATTCATATGGAACTGCCACAGTTAAATCAATTGATAAGAAATCTATTTCAGATGTTAAATCAATTTATGGTTCATTAGATGGTACTATTGGTATTAATACATTTAATGCTAATACAATTCAATCTTCAAAGTTTAGTATTGGAGCAGCAGGTATTACAACTTATTCTGCTGGTATAACTACGATAACCAGTGGTAATCCAAATCTCGTTGGTCTTACAACTGTTGGTGATATAATTGCATATAACACTCCAACTGGTAAATATACTGATCCAGTTTATGGTAGAGTTACTGCTATTAACAGTGCTAATATAAATGTTACTACTGTTAATGCTGTGACTGGAGTTAATGGTGATATTGCTGTTGATGCTGCTAATCTTGGTGCTTCTCTTGCAGTTAGTGATTTAAGAGTACTTCAGACTTCTCTTGATACTTCTTCTGATAATACTTTATATACAAAACTTCCAAAAACACCTATATCTGAAGTAGATCTTACAAGTGCAACTATTACTATTAGAAAGACTTTTGATGTTCAGATTCTTAATAATCAAATAACTGCTGCTACTGTTCCTACTGCAGGAGCAAATGAAACATTCTTAACTTTTGATGAAGAAAGATATTCTTTAGTTAGAGAAAATGGTTCTACAGAAACTCTTACTTCTGATAGAGTTGTAATCAGTACTGCTGGAGATACTTTCCAAGCATATAATTTAGCAGATAATGGAAGTGCTGCTGTTGCAGAAAAGGCAACTCTTGTTGCTACTTTAGAAAAAACAAAACCAACATCTAAAGTAAAAGTTCTTAATAGAGTTAATAGTGTTATTATTGATAAATCAACTCTTAGAGCATCTGGTACTGGTAGTACTACTTTAAATGATGGTTTAACATACGGAAATTATCCATATGGTACAAGAGTACAAGATGAAAATATTTCTCTTAATACTCCAGATATCATAGAAATTCATGGTGTATATGAAGCATCTGATGCTGATACAGGAAGTACATTATCTGCACCTAAGGTAACTCTTACTGCGATTACAAGTAATTCAACTACAACTGCTGAATATATTATTGGTGAAGAAATTAGAGGACAAACAAGTGATGCAGTTGCCATAGTGGCTGAAAAAGTTGCAAATTCAGCAGCTCAAATTGCTTTCATTTACAAAAATGAAAATAGATTTATAGAAGGTGAAACTATTATATCTGCAGAATCTGTAGTAAACGCACAAGTTGTAACTCTTACAGACCCAAGTTTCAATATTGGATCTAATTATACCTTTAATACTGGACAAGAAAAAACCTTCTATGATATTGGTAGTATTAATAGAAAATCTGATTCTGAATCTCCTACCAAAAAATTGAGAGTTTATTTCTCAAATGGATACTTTGAGTCCACTGATGATGGCGATATTACAACTGCAAATTCTTATGATAATTTTAATTACTCAGAACAGATAAGGGAAATCGATGGTATTAGAAATACGGATATTATTGATATAAGACCTAGAACAAGTGATGTTTCTTCTATATCAGAAGGAGATAGATCTCCTTTAGAATTTTATGGAAGATCGTTTAATGCATCTGGAAATGCTTCTACAAATATCCTTGCTTCAGATGAAACTCTTTTAACTACTTTTTCATATTATCAAGGAAGGATTGATAGAATATTTTTAACTAAAACTGGTGTATTCCAAGTTAAGTATGGTCAACCTTCTGATAGACCAGAAAAACCAATTCATGTGGAAGAAGCAATAGAGATTGCCACAGTAACTCTTCCTCCATACATATTCACTCCTGCTCAAATCTCATTCCAATTCATGGAATATAAGAGATTCCAGATGAGAGATATTAAAAAGTTAGAAGATAGAATTAAGAGTCTTGAATATTATACTGCTCTTTCACTTTTAGAAGCAAATACTGCTAATTTATTTGTTCCTGATGGGGATGGATTGAATAGATTTAAATCTGGATTCTTTGTAGATAATTTTAGTGGTTTCCAAGCTCAAGAAAGTTATCTTCCTATTAAAAATAGTATTGATCCTAAATTTAAAGAATTGCGTCCTAGACATTATACTAATGCTATTGATTTAATTTTTGGACCAGTAATTAATGTTGATACATCTGAAGATAAGAACTTTGCAACAGTTGAAGGAACTAATGTAAGGAAAAATAATGATGTTATAACTCTTGATTATTCTGAAATCGAATATATTAAACAAACATTTGCCACAAGATCTGAAAGTGTAACTCCTTTCTTGATTAGTTTCTGGCAAGGAAGTATGGAATTAACTCCAGCTTCTGATACTTGGGTAGATACTGTAAGACTTGATGCTAAAATTATTGAAGTTGAAGGAGACTATGCATCAACATTGGCCAATGCGGTACAGAATGAAGGTGTTGATCCCCAAACTGGATTAGGTCCAGTGCTTTGGGATTCTTGGTCTACTACTTGGACTGGAAGAAATGTTACAGAAACAGTTAGAGTAAGAGGAATTCAGAATATTGGTTGGAGAGGTCAAGGACCTGGTGGTAGATGGAGAACATGGAGAGGAAATCTAACAGATCAAGTTTGGGAAGATAGAATCCAAACAGTCGTAGAAACTGGTGTTCAAACCAGAAGTATGAATCAAACTGTTATCACCGAACAATGGGATAATGAGTCTGTTGGTGATCGTGTTGTAAGTAGAGATCTTGTTGCATACATGAGAGCAAGGAACGTTGCTTTTGATGCAAAACGTATGAAACCATTAACTAAGATGTATGGTTTCTTTGATGGTGAAGATGTAACTAAGTATTGTGTTCCAAAACTTCTTGAAGTTACGATGAATTCTGGAACTTTCCAAGTTGGAGAGACTGTTATTGGTCAAGTACTTCAAACTGGAACTGGTGTACAAAATACCACCACCACTGCACATATTACTTTCAGAGTAGCACAACAGAATCATAAAGATGGTCCTTATAATGCTCCTACTAATACTTATACTACGGATCCATATAATGCCCAATTAATAGGGTCTTCATATGCTACCACATCTACTATCCTGAATGTGGATATATACTCACTTTCTCAAGAAGCTCAGGGTGAATATGTTGGATGGGTTCAGACTGGTATGATTCTCACTGGTAAAACTAGTGGTGCTCAAGCAACAATAAGCGATGTAAGTCTTATTTCAGATCTATCAGCAGATATTCAGGGAAGTTTATATCTTCCAGATCCTAATAACCTCAATCATCCTAGATTTGAAACTGGTACGAAGGTCTTTACTTTAGTTAATGATGAAAATAATGACCAAGATAATGCATCAACAGTTGGAGAGGAAACATTTACATCTTCAGGAACTCTTGAAACTGTTCAGGAAAATATTGTTTCTGTTAGAAATGCAAGAATTGAACAAAAACAAGAATTCCAAGAAAGGAATGTTAATAGAAATCTTGGAACTGAATTAGTAAGTAGCACTCTTGTTTCTTCAGTTACTAGAAGAAATGTAGTTGTTGGATGGTATGACCCTCTTGCACAATCTTTCTTAGTTGAAGATGAGACTGGTGTATTCTTAACTAGTTGCGATGTCTTCTTTAGAACTAAAGATGATGGAGAGGTTCCTTGTGTATTCCAGTTGAGAACCATGAAAAATGGTTATCCTTCTCAACATATCCTTCCTTTCTCAGAAATTGTATTACAACCAGGTGATATACAAACATCTGCTGATGGTTCAGTTGCTACTACAATTGAATTTAAAGCTCCTGTATATTGTGAACAGGGACAGGAATATGCTATTGCTTTAGCATCAAACTCAACAAAATATAGTGTTTATATTTCAAGAATTGGTGAGAATGATTTATTAACACAAACTTATATTTCTAACCAACCTTATTTGGGATCTCTATTCAAATCTCAAAACGCTTCTACATGGGAAGCAAGTCAATGGGAAGATCTTAAGTTTACTCTCTATAGAGCAGATTTCTTAGAGAATGGAACTGTAGAAACTTACAACCCAGAACTTACTAAAGGTAATAATCAGATTGCTAAATTGATGCCAGATCCTTTAAATATAGGTTCTAGGAATCAAAGATTGGCATTAGATACAGGAATTGCTGATGGCGATTTACGATTTGGTAATACTTTAACTCAAACAGAATCACTAGCATCTGCTGATTATGTTGGTTCTGCTGGTACTGCAACTGGTGATATGGGTATCCTGAATCCAGGTATTGGATATACTCCTTCTAGTGGTAAAATTACTTACAGTGGAGTAAATCTAGTAACAATTAGTGGTAATGGCCACGGTGCAACTGGTGATATTACAATTTCAAATGGATCGATTGTTGCTTCTGGTGCAACCATTACTACTGGAAGTGTTGGTGGTAGTGGATATCAAATTGGTGATGTAGTTGGTATTGATACTCTTGGGTCTAGTCCATTCAAGAATGTTGGTTCTAATGCTCGATTAACAATTGCTAGTATAGGAAGCACTAGTGAATTACTGGTTGAAAATGTTCAGGGAACCTTCCAGACAGGTGCTGGTTATACGATGACATTTGCTAACAATGCTGGTATTACGACAGAGTTAAATTGGTCTAATGGTGGTGGAGTTCAACTCAATACAGTTGATACTGTAACTGATGGATTACATATTGAGGTTAATCATAAAAATCATGGTATGTACTTTACAGATAATAAGGTTATTATATCTGAAGTAACATCAGATATTAAACCAACCAAATTAACTGCTGCATATGATGTTGGATCAACTGCAACCATATCAGTTCAAGATGCATCAGAGTTCTCAACATTTGAATCAGTGGGTGTTGGAACAACTAATGTTGGATTTGTTCAAATTGGAGAGGAAGTGATCGAATATACTAATATTGCAGGTAATGCAATTGGTGGACAAATCACAAGAGGATCTAACCCTGCTTCTTATCCTGTAGGTACTCCAGTTTATAAGTATGAACTTGGTGGAGTTAATTTGAAGAGAGTTAACAAAACTCATACTTTATCTGATGTGACAAAAACAGATTCTATTGGATTTGATTATTATTGTGTGAAATTAGATATGTCCGAAATATTGAGTGTTGGATCTAATACTCAAAATGTAAGTAGAGCTGTTGATTCAGGTTATGCAAAACTCTTTATTAACAGTACAAAGAACACTGGTGGATACAATGTAAGAGCAACTCAAAACATGCCTTTTGAGGTTATTACTCCAATGGTTCAGAACATGTGTGTTCAAGGAACTGCACTTGAGGGAGAACTTAGATCAGTTACTTCTAAGAGTATAAGTGGAAATGAAATTCCTTGGGTTGATGTTGGATTTGAAACTATTGCGTTAAATCAGACTAATTATCTTGACACTGCAAGATTAGTTGCATCTAAAGTTAATGCTGATACTAATCTAACTACCTTACCTGGCAATAAATCATTTAATATGAGACTGTTATTAGGTACTACGGATTCTCGTGTAAGTCCTGTAATTGATGGTCAAAGGATAAGTGCTGTATTAACTTCTAATAGAGTTAATAGTGAAATCTCTAATTATGCAACAGATGAAAGAGTAAATAATGTCTATACTGATCCAACTGCATGTCAATATATTTCTAAAGAAATTCAACTTGAAAATGCAGCGTCTTCTCTGAAGATATTACTTGCTGCTCATATCAATAATTACTCGGATGTGAGAGCATTCTATGCAATTAGTGAGCAACCTGGATTTGATCCAATCTTTATTCCTTTCCCTGGTTATTCAAACTTAAATGATAAGGGTGAAGTAATTGCTGTTCAGGATAATAATGGTGAGTCTGATAAGTATATTACTAAGGCAAATTCATACGGATTTGATTCTTCTGGTTTAGAATATAAAGATTATACATTTACTGCGGATACTCTTCCATCCTTTAGGTCTTATAGAATTAAGATTGTATTGACTGGTACTAATCAAGTTTATGTACCTAGAATGAAGGATCTTAGAGTCCTTGCTCTTGCTTAATATGACTTATCATAAGGTAAAGGATCATGGGAATCTTTTAAGGGATTCTAAAACTGGTGCAATAGTGAATACTAACACCTTAGATTATGATAAGTATGTTGCACAACGTAATGCTAAAAATGCAGAACATGAAAAAACTGACACCATTGAGCAAGATCTTGCTAATTTAAAAAGTGAAATAAGTGAAATCAAATCTCTACTCAAGGAACTAGTATCTAATGGCTAATCAAACAATCGTATTTGACCCTACTGCTGGCGTACCTGTGGGTGCTAATTTAACCATATATGGTGGTTCTGCACTTGCTGCTGATTTTAATATAACAGATACTGGAAGTGTTGCATATGATCTTAGTGGATTTACAGGATCATCTCAAATGGCAAAGAGTGTTGCTGTTGGAGCAACATTAGGTGCTAAAGCAAGTTTTACTGTAGGATTTACAAGTGCTGCAGATGGTAAGATACGAGTATCTTATGGTGCAACACAAACAGCAGAATTAAGTGCTGGAAGATATATGTATAATGTTTTAATAAGTACTGGAACAACAGTTTATAATATTATAGATGGTAATATTATGGTATATGCAGGTATTTCGTCTTCACCTGGTTCAGCTTAACTAAATATTGTAGAGGTACTGTATAAATGGCACAAGCATCAACACGGTCAGAATTTAAACAATATTGCTTAAGGCAATTAGGTGCTCCTGTATTGGAAATTAACCTTGCTGAAGAGCAATGTGAGGATTTAATTGATGATGCCTTGCAACTTTTTCAGGAAAGGCATTTTGATGGTGCAGCACAGACATATTTAAAATATAAAGTTAGTCAAAATGATATTGATAGAGGAAGTGCTAATAATAAAACTGGATCAAGTAATACTTTAGGAATTACTACTACATCTGCAGAAACTACAATAGTTGGTACTGCAGTTACTTTTAATTACTATGAGAATAGTAATTATTTACAAATGGATCCTGCAGTTATAGGAGTTAATAAGATCTTCCGTTTTGATGGATCTCAAACTCTTAGTAGTAATATGTTTAGTGTGAAGTACCAGTTATTCTTGAATGATGTATATTCTTGGGGTTCTATGGAACTCTTGACATATGCAATGACAAAGACTTATTTGTCTGATCTTGATTTCTTATTGAATACTGAGAAACAGATACGATTTAATCAAAGAATGGATAGATTGTATTTAGATATAGATTGGGATGATGTAGTTAAGGACGATTTCTTTATTATTGATTGTTGGAGATTGGTAGATCCTTCTGATTATGCAAGAGTATGGAACGATTCATTCTTAAAAAGATACTGTACTCAACTCTTTAAACGACAATGGGGACAAAATCTAATTAAATTCCAAGGAGTAAAATTACCTGGTGGAATAGAACTTAATGGTAGACAAATATATGATGATGCTCAAAAAGAGCTAGAAAGAATTGGTGATCAGATGATGTCTACATATGAGTTACCACCATTAGATTTGATAGGTTAAGATTATGGTACTTAACCCATTCTTCACACAAGGAACTACAGGTGAACAGAACCTAGTTCAAGATCTTATAAACGAACAGTTGAAGATGTATGGTGTAGATATTTTTTATCTACCTAGAAAATACTTAACGACGAATACTGTAATAAAAGAGGTTGTACAATCAAAGTTTGACGTAGCATATCCACTTGAAGCTTACGTGGATAACTATGATGAACATTCTGGTGGACCAAACCTTCTTACAAAATTTGGTATTCAATCACAGGATGAAGTTAGATTGATTATTTCAAGAGAGAGATTTGAGAATTATATTAATCCTTTAATAGCAAATCAAACAGATATTAAATTATCAACTCGACCTAAGACTGGTGACTTAATTTGGTTCCCATTAGATGATCGTATCTATGAAATTAAAGATGTTGAATGGCAGAAACCATATTACATGCTCCAAGATCTTTATACTTATATCCTATATTGTGAACTCTTCCGTTACGAGGATGAGGTTATTGATACGGGTATTGATGAGATTGATAATGAACTAACAGGTGATGATGTTGATGGTACTACTGAAGATGGTATCAGTACCATTCAAGGACCAACTCAGACACTTACAATGGTTGGTACTGGTGTAAGTGCTGCTGCATACACTAATGTCGTGCTTCAAGGTGGTTTACGACTTATTACACTTTCTAACAGAGGTGGTGGATATAGTGAGAATCCAACAGTTGCTATTAGTTCTGCACCTACGACAAATAATGTTAATCCTTACCAGACAGGTATTGCTACAGTAACTACTATTGGTGGAATTGCATACTGTAATAAGAATGTTAATTCTAAATTGGTATCTATTCAATCAGTTCCTATAACTAATCCAGGTGCAGGATATACTGCAGGACCAGGAATACAATTCTTAGGTGGTGGAGAAGATGGTGCAGGAGCAGCTGCCACTTCCTTTACAGGTGATGGTACATTGGGTATTGTATCATTTACTAACTTTGGTAGTGGATTTACCACTGATCCCACAGTTACAATTTCTGCTCCTGGTGCAGGTGGTACAACTGCTACTGCTGTTGCATCGATTAACAATGCTGGTATTGTAACCTTCTTTGGATGGACAAACGCTGGTGCTGGATATACTTCTAGCGATACAGTTAATATTACATTCTCTGATCCATCGTTTACTTCTAGCGGAACCTTCCTCTTTAATGAGGTTGTTACAGGGGGAACTAGTGGAACTACAGCAAGAGTTAGAACTTGGAATGGTTCTACTAATATTCTTGAGGTTGCTTCTGTTGATGGAACATTCACTCTAGGAGAGACGTTAACAGGTGGTACATCAGGTGCTTCTCGTGTATTAAGACTCCGTGATCTTGATCCAGATAATGTTGAATTTGCTGATAATTATAATATAGAAACGGAAGCTGATGATATTTTGGACTTCAGTGAACAAAATCCATTTGGTACACCCTAAATAAACTACTAGGAATCTAACTATGTTTGAATATTTTTATAACGAAATAATGAGGAGGACCATCATTGCGTTTGGTACTCTTTTTAATGGTATTACTGTGAAGAATGAAGGTTCTGTTCTTAGAGTACCCTTGGCATATGGCCCTATTCAAAAGTTTTTAGCAAGAATTGAACAGTCTCCAGATTTAAATAAACCAACAGCAATAACATTGCCAAGAATGTCATTTGAATATACGGGAATGACATATGATCCTACAAGAAAATTAACTCAAACTCAGCAAATAGTTGTAAAAAATCCTGCAGACGGAACAGATACTAAGAAGCAATATATGCCTGTTCCTTATAATATGCAATTTGAATTGGGTATTATGTGTAAGTTAAATGATGATGCATTACAGATTGTAGAACAGATATTACCATATTTTCAACCATCCTATAATTTAAGTGTAGAATTAGTTTCTTCGATTAAAGAGAAAAGAGATATTCCTGTTATACTTGAAAATGTTACGATGCAGGATGATTATGAAGGAGATTATGAGAGAAGAAGAGTTCTCCTTTATACAATGAGATTTACCGCCAAGACTTATCTATTTGGTCCTGTTTCTAGTGCAAGCAAGGATATCATCAAAACAGCAACTGTCAAATATACTGCTGGTGGATCAAAGGCAACAGAAAGAGATGTTACCTACTCTGTTACTCCTCGTGCTATTCAAGATTATACTGGAGATGTTCTTACAAACGTCAACGTAGATATTACTAATACCAATAGAGTTATTGAAGTTGTAGAGGGTGCTCAAGTAACTGCTGAGAAGTATATTCAAATTGGTGATGAAGAGATTTATGTTAAGTCTGTTACTGGTAATAAATTGACTGTTAAGAGAGGTCAGGATGGTACAACTGCTACTGAGCACTTAAAGGGTGCAGAAATTCTTGGTATTAATAAGACAGGAACAGAAGATAATGTATTGGTTGAGGAAGGTGATGACTTTGGATTTAGTGGAACTTATTCATGAAAATGACTAATTTAGATGACACCTTTAACATTACATCGACTGATGTAGTTGAACCAGATGAGGTTAAACCACCTGTTGGAATACAGAAACCTGATAGACTTACTAAGAATGATATTGAAAAAGATTATGAGTATACTCGTGGTAATCTCTACAGCATCATAGAGAAGGGTCAGGAAGCAATTAATGGTATTCTTGAACTTGCACAGGAAAGTGAGATGCCAAGGGCATATGAGGTCGCTGGCCAGTTGATTAAGAGTGTATCTGATGCTACTGATAAGTTGATGGACTTACAGAAGAAACTAAAAGATGTAGAGGAAGAGAAAGCATCTAAAGGACCATCTACTGTTAATAATGCATTGTTTGTAGGGTCTACTGCAGAACTTGCAAAACTATTAAAGAATGGAGCACCTAAAGAGGATAAATAACTGAGGGAGAGGAATCCCAAAGTACTTTTAGTATCCATAAAATGTCGGACAAGTTACCGTCGATAGATGACTTCTTTGAGGAGTTACCAGAAGTCGATGAGGTTATAAAAGAAGAAAATTTACCCTCAGTTGACGAGTTCATTGAGAAAGAAGAAGAGGAAATAGTAGAAAAGAAAGAGTCTTGTGGAGAAGGAGAATATTTCTGTAACGATGAACAAAAGTGTAAACCTATTCCTAAAGGACATAAAGTTCTTGCTGATGGAGAACTAGTTAAGGAATCACAGGATCTTACTGAAATATTACAACTGGTTAATGCTGTAAGAAGAGATATACCACAAATTCCTGAGATAAAATATTATGATGAGGAACTAAAAGATCTTGCTACAAGGATTCAAAATGTACAAGAGGGAATTCCAGAAGTTCCTGAAGTAAAGTATTATGATAGGGAAGTAGAAGCAATATGTGAAGAAATAGATAATGTAAGAGAGGAAATTAAAGGTCTTCCTGAAGTTAAGTATTATGATGAGCAAGTAACTGGTATTGAGGATAGAATTGATAGTCTTCAACAAGATTTAATTAATCTTCCTGAAGTAAAGTATTATGATAAAGAAATAGAGGCAATATGTGAAGCAATTGATGGTGTTAGAGCAGAAATTCCAACTTTCCCAAAATGGGTTAATGAAGTTAATGAAGTTCCTGATTTTACGTGGATAGGAAAAACTTTTAGTGTAATTGATGATGACTTTATTAAAGTCGGTGATAATATTAAAGATTTACGTGATAGGTTTGATGCTGATTTTCAAGATCTTAGTGAAAGTTTAGATACTAAAGATTTTGAGAAAAGAGTTCAGATTGATGAAGTAAAAGCAGATATTAAAGAAACAAATGAAAAGATATTTAAAGAGTTAAAGGAAGCTGCTATTAAGATCTGGTCTCATCATGATATGTTCAAAGATGATGATAGGAAGTTAAAGAAGCAAGTATTAAGTAAACTCAACGAAACAAAACAGAAAATTGAGGAGAAAATCCTTGATTCTCGCACTAAGAGTTATGAAGAAAATAAAACTCTTTCTAAGTATTTTGAAGGATTGAAAAAAGAAATTGCCTCTCTTCCTGAAGTAAAATATTATGATAATCCTATTAGAGACCTTAAGAAAGAAGTTTCAAGATTAGATGAAAAAGTAGTAACAAAATTAGATGATACTACTATTAATATTGCTGAATTATATAAATTAGTTGGAGAAATAAAAGCAACTCAACAACAACTTCATGAAGGTATTCTTGCTTCCAGTCCTGATGAAAAAATAAAGGAAGCAACTGATAAATTCGTAACCGTTCAAGATTTACAAAAAAATTATAAATTATTTGTAAATAATGTACAGCAGCAAATGGCTGCATGGGGTGATGGTGGTGAAGTAAATCTTCAGTATATGGATGATATTACTGGTATTGCTACTAATATCAGTGCTTATGATGGAATGTTTCTTACTATTGATACTTCTCAGTCGGGAGCAGAAACTGGTAAGAAATTTAAGTTTGCAAGTGTAAGTGCTGGAAGCACTGCATGGGAAATTAATTCCACTGGTATTGTTACTACATCCAGTGTTGGTATAGGAACTACCAATGCTTCTACCAAACTCTATGTTAAAGGTGATGCTACTATTACTGGTGACCTTAATGTTACTGGAGATTTAGTTTATGATGAAGTTGATGGTAGAAATTTAAATGTAACTGGTATTGCTACAATTGGTACTCTTGGAGTTACTAGCACTACTACAACTCAAGATCTTGCAGTTAGTGCTGGTGCTACTGTCACTGGTGCTCTTACTGTTAGTGGAACAACTGCACTAATTGGTGTAACCACTGTTGGCATTCTTACTTCATATGAATCTATTAGTATAGGGTCTACTAATCTCTTTACCGAAATAGAAGGAAAAACATCAATCGGACTTGTACTCGCACTATCATGAAATCACTCAATCAATTTATCGAAGAAGCAGCAAAAACTGTTCAAAAGAAAGATGAAAAAATTCCTAAATGCCCAGATGGACAGTATTATGACATAAATTTAAAAAGATGTGTTATAATGCCTCCTAAGTATGGAGGAAGATTCTGGGGTGGTACATTTCACAAATCAACTAATGGTAACGGCAACTCTAACGGACATTCTAATGGAAATGGGAATGGTGCGAATGGTAATGGAATTTCTGGTAATGGCAATGGTGGGAATGGGAATGGTAATGGCGGTGGGAATGGCTCTAATGGGTCGTAAAACTAAATAGTTAAGCTCGATTTCTAATATATGAAATTTTTACTACCACTTAATGTTGAAATCCCTTCTACTAATGGGGAATTTAAAGCTGGTCTAATGTTCAGAGAAAGTCTGGATGAAGACAGTGGTATGTTCTTTATGTTTGATAGTATTGACTATCATTCATTTCATATGCAGAATACAACTATTCCTCTAGACATCGCTTTTATTGATAAGTGGGGTATCGTTGAGAGTATTAAGGAACTAAAACCTTTATGTAAAGAACATGTAGGTTCAGATCATCCAGTACTTTTTGCACTGGAAGTTAATAGAGGTTGGTTCAAAGAACATAATGTAAAAGTAGGTGATAAAGTTATTAGTGAAGATGTGTCTATTGAGGATTCTAATGGAAATCTTTTTGCAGATGTCATAGACATTGTAAAACCAGAACCTCTAAGACCAACACCTCCTAGTATTCATTATGTGTCAGAAGCAACAAGACTTCCCAATTATCAAAAAGTTGGAAATATAATTTCAACTGCTTTGGCTTGGAGAGGAAAGAATTACATGGTACAAATGTTTTTCCCACAAGTCAAAAAACCATCACGCAGAGAAGTTCAGGATCAAGTGAGAAAAGTGTATCCTGGTGCTAAACTCTGGTCTTACCAAGTATCGGATTATGATCCTGGAGAACCACTCCTCCAAACGGGAGGAAGATAAAGAAATAGAAGAATTAAGAAAGAAAGCAGATAATTTACAAAAAATATTAGACTTGACAAGAAAAACACTAGACCATGATAAATCTATGTTAAATAGGCCTAAAGGACACGACACATTTGGTCGTTATGAAATGACATAGGAGATTACTATGGCCACAATGGAAGAAGTCTATCTGGGTAATCCGCTTTTAAAAAAAGCGAATGTTCAGCAGGAATTTACGAAGGAACAGATTCTTGAGTTTTATGCTTGTAAGAATGATCCTGTTTATTTTGCAAAACAACATGTAAAAATTGTTAGTTTGGATGAAGGTTTAGTAAATTTTAAACCTTATGATTTTCAAGAGAAGTTAATTAAAAACTTCCATGATCATAGATTTAATATATGTAAGATGCCTCGTCAGACTGGTAAGTCTACTACATCTGTATCATATCTCCTACATTATGCAGTATTTAATGACAACGTAAATATTGGTATTCTCGCCAACAAAGCAGCAACTGCCAGAGACTTGTTAGGTAGATTACAGACTGCTTATGAGAATTTACCTAAGTGGATGCAACAAGGTATTATATCTTGGAATAAAGGATCATTAGAATTAGAAAATGGATCAAAGATATTAGCAGCATCTACATCTGCTAGTGCGGTTCGTGGTATGTCATTTAACATACTATTCTTAGACGAATTTGCATTCGTTCCTAATCATATTGCAGAGTCCTTCTTTGCTTCTGTATATCCTACTATTACTTCTGGTCAATCAACGAAAGTAATCATGGTTTCTACCCCACATGGTATGAACCATTTTTATAGGTATTGGCATGATGCTGAAAGAGGTAAGAATGAATATGTACCAACTGATGTTCACTGGTCTGAAGTTCCTGGAAGAAATGAGGAATGGAGATTACAAACAATTGCAAACACATCTGAACAGCAGTTTAAGATTGAGTTTGAGTGTGAATTCTTAGGATCTGTTGATACTCTCATTGCCCCTAGTAAATTAAGAACATTAACTTACGAGAATCCAATTAAGAGAAATGCTGGATTGGATATTTATGAAGAAGCACAAAAAGGACATGAGTATGCAATGACAGTGGACGTTGCAAGGGGAGTCAGTGAAGATTACTCTGCATTCATTGTTTTTGATATAAGTTCTTATCCACACAAGGTTGTAGCTAAATATCGTAATAATGAAATCAAACCGATGCTATTTCCTAATATCATCTATGAAGTAGCAAAGAATTATAATCAAGCATTTATTCTTTGTGAAGTAAATGATGTTGGAGATCAGGTAGCAGCACTATTACATTATGACTTGGAATATGATAATGTTCTTATGTGTTCTATGAGAGGACGTGCTGGACAAGTTGTTGGTCAAGGATTTTCTGGTAAAAAGACTCAAATGGGAGTCAAAATGTCTAAGACTGTTAAAAAGATTGGAGCACTTAATCTTAAGACATTTATTGAAAGTGATAAGTTAATCTTTAATGATTATGAGATTATAAGTGAACTTACTACCTTTATTGAAAAAAGTAACTCTTTCATGGCAGAAGAAGGTTGTAATGACGACCTTGCTATGTGTCTTGTCATATATGCATGGTTAGTTGCACAGGACTACTTTAAAGAGATGACGGATCAAGATGTCCGTAAAAAATTATATGAAGATCAAAAGAACCAAATTGAACAAGATATGGCTCCTTTTGGGTTTGTTCATACAGGGTTAGAGGATGAAAGTTTTGTTGATACTAATGGTGATAGATGGAATACAGATGAATATGGAGATAAGGGTGGTGGAATGGATTATATGTGGAATTATATGTAAATCATTGTTCATGCGTCGCTCATTCATTTTACCCCTTGTAAATGTCCTAAAGAATAAATATTTTCAGATAACTGATAATTAAGGGAAAAAACATGGCGACTCCACAATTATCTCCTGGAGTATTGGTAAGGGAGGTTGATCTAACAGTAGGAAGAGCTGATAATGTACTCGATAACATTGGAGCGATTGCTGGTCCATTTAAACTTGGACCTGTCAAAGATCCTATTGATATCACTAATGAACAAGAACTAATTAAAGTATTTGGTAAACCCATTTCTACAGATGCTCAATATGAGTACTGGATGAGTGCTGCTTCTTACTTGTCATATGGTGGAGTTTTAAAAGTTTGCCGTGCTGGTTCATCCACACTTGCAAATGCTAATGCTGCAACAGACACATCTGCTGGTATTGGATACACTACTGCATTAGCAGGTACTGCTGGTATTGAAAACTATGATGATTATATTACTAATCATTCTAGTGCAACTAACTTCTTATATGCTGCTAAAAACCCAGGTACATGGTCAAATAGTCTGAAAGTATGTTTTATTGACGACTTTGCAGATCAAACACTTTCTATTACTTCTAGTAACTTAGCAGGTGCTGGTGCTACCGTAGGATACGGTGTAACAATGGCACTTAGTTCTGTAACTTTACCAGGAACAGGAAGTACAGAATCCTTTAGTGGTTATCTAAAAGGAATTATTACTGGTGTTACAACTGACGCTACAAACAGTAAGTCTACTGTTGATGTTAAGATTGTTGCAAGAGTATCAACAGCTGGAGTTGCTTCTGCTATTAGTTATGAAGAAGGAACTGCATATGGAGAGTTCACAACTAATTCAATCAGCTTCTGTAATTCTGTAGGTGTTCACACCTCTGATGTTGTTCATACACCAACTGCTGTTGCAGACTGGTATGATAATCAGACTCTAGGATTAACTAACTCAACAGTTTACTGGAAAGGAATTGCTGATAGACCTAGCACTGGTAAGTACACTTCAGATAGAAGTGGTAAGAATGACGGAGTACACATTGTCGTTGTTGATGACACAGGAACCGTTACAGGAATTCAGGGTAATATCCTTGAATCACACCTTCATATGTCTAAGGCAGCTGACTCAGTTTCTGCAGTCAACTCTCCTCAGAAGAACTACTACAAAGAATATCTTGCAGATTTCTCAGAGTATATCTATGCTGGTGGAAATCCTGGTCAAACTGGAGATGGTTATAAAGGAACAACTCCTACAGTTTCTGGATTTACTACTGCTGGAAACTTCACAACAGCGTCAGTTGGCACTGGAGTTTGGGGTGTAGATGCTCAAGGAGTTAAGTTTAACGTTATTGGTAATGTTAACTACAGTCTAAATGGTGGAGTTGATTATACTGCTGCCAACGGAATGACTGCAACTCTAGCAGATCTCATTACCGCATACGGTAAGTTTGAAAATAGAAACGAAGTTCAGGTTGATTACCTTATAATGGGTCCTGGATGTAGTTCACAAGGTGATTCTCAAGCAAAAGCGAATTATCTACTTTCTATTGCTGGACAAAGAAAGGATTGTGTTGCTACTATTGGACCACATAGATCAGATTTGATTGGTATTACTAATACTACAACTCAAACTGATAACTTAGTTAAGTACTTTAGTCCTCTAGCATCTTCATCTTACGGTGTATTTGATAGTGGTTATAAGTATACTTACGATAGATTTAATAATCAGTTCCGCTATGTTCCAACGAACGCAGACGTTGCTGGTTTAATGTGTCGCACAAACATTGTTGCTTATCCTTGGTTCTCACCTGCAGGACAACAACGTGGTATTATCAATAATGCAATTAAACTTGCATACAATCCTAATAAGGATCAGAGAGACAAGTTGTATCCACTAAGGATTAACCCAGTTGTTACTCAACCTGGAATCGGTACTCTTCTCTTTGGAGATAAGACCGCATTAGGATTTGCATCTGCATTTGATAGAATTAACGTTCGTCGTTTGTTCCTTACTGTAGAACAAGCACTTGAGAAAGCAGCAGAAGCTCAACTCTTTGAACTCAACGACGAGTTGACCAGAGCGAACTTTAGAAACATTGTTGAACCTTATCTTCGTGACGTTCAGTCAAAGAGAGGACTCTACGGATTCCTAGTTGTTTGTGATAGCACAAATAACACGCCTGACGTTATCGATAATAATGAGTTCCGAGCAGACATCTTCCTGAAGCCTGCGAAGTCAAT